GGTATATTTTTTGTTGGTCGTAAAAATTTTCTTGGCTGGTACATTCTTCTATTTAATGAAACCTTATGGATAGTTTATGCTGTTGTTACAAAACAGTACGGGTTTATATTCTCAGCCCTTGCATATGCAGCAGTATATGTTCAATCACATAGGCACTGGAAGGCTTTAGATTCAGAAAAGTTGTCTTGGAGGAGTTTTGCCAAGTTAGTTTGGGATCGCAATGAAAGAGCCTAAAATAGTACAGATGGACTGGAGAGCCTTGGGTTATTGGCCTGTATGGAAAAATGGAAAGAAAGTGTGGGTTCCTAAAGATGATAAATCATTCAACAAAAATACAGAGAACTAAGATCTGGCCATTACGATGGATAGGCAACTTCCTTGGAGGCTATGCTGGTAATCATTTAATTAAGGCTGTTGATTTAGATGAGGATGATAACTTAGGGTTACGATATAAATACCACGCAAAAATGTGGAAGTATCTTAATAAACCTTATGAGCGGTGGGGCACTTACTACAGCCTAGACTTAGATGCGTGGAAAAATGATTTAGATCAGATGAGGATAAATATGTCAGATGAAGGCTGGGACGACTATGACGCTTTTGGTAAAGCATATTGGGATAAAAATGATTAATCTTGAGATTCCTGATCCATTTCAAACCTTTGTAGCCAAGAAATACGCTAATGCTAAGGGCTATGTTCATGACTTCTTTACTGGGGAATGGTCTTATAAGTGTCTTGCTTGTAAGGATAATATGTCTGCTCCATCCCGCAAAATTATGACAAAGATTAGATTGTTTCACACACGCAATGAATGTCTTGGTGGATACTAGTGACAAGGCAAGAGATGGAAGCAAAGATAGAATCATTAAAGACTCCTAAAGGTGGATGGACTAAGGCTTCCCTTGCATCTCTTGGAGTGAGTTGGCCTCCTCCTTCTGGATGGAAAGCAAAACTTTTAGATGATATAGAATGTGATCATACATGGTATATGCGTGAGCCAGGGATACAATGTACAAAATGTTTTGAGGTTTGGTCAAATCCTGATATATCCTAACTGTGGAACCTATGCTGGTTATCGCAAACACCATAACCATAAGACTAAACCATGTGTTGAGTGTTTGGCTGCATCCAGTATCTATAATAGATTACGATATCAGACAAATAATCGTGCCCATGTAACTGCTAAGTATCGTGCTTCAAACCTTGATGTGGTAAGAGAACGAGAAAGATCTAAGAATCGCAGACGCAGAGCAAGTATTACGAACCACTATAAAGAGTCCCAGGTTATCGCTTACTATGGGGATGTATGTTACTTATGTGGATTAGGCATTGATCTTCTGGCTCCCCGAAAATGTGGGGTCAAGGGCTGGGAGCAAGGTTTGCATATCGATCATGTTGTTCCTATTGCAAAGGGTGGCTCAGACACCTTGCAAAATGTTAGACCAGCACATGGGCTATGTAATTTGAGGAAATGGGCAAATCAAGGATAGTAACCATTAGTGCCCGTTTAGGGCATAGGGAGGTTTATAACTTCTATTTTGCGCCGAACTTTAAATTATATTCTTTATCTTTAGTAAAACAAATAGCAATCGAATATCTATCTTCATTTATAAGTTCTACTTTGTGTAATTGCTCAGACCTAAATATAACTAAATCGCCAGCAGATGGCATAATATTAATATTAAGATTTGGAAATTCTAATGGGCTAGATTTGCTGGTAGTATTTAAGTATAAGATAGCAGTATATGCAAACTGTAAGTTACCGCCTCCCGTGTCGGAATGACCAATAAAACTAGCACCAGAGACTTGTTTTGCTAACCAGAGTGATGCAAGATATAGATCTTTATTTTCTTGAAAACTATCTGATGTATATTTTATTAAAAGATCAACAACTAATTTTATTTTATCTTCTATCTCATCTATACCAGTAATAACCTCTTGGGATTGTCCTTTATTGGCAATTGCGTTGTCTCTTCCAAACTTTTTTGTAAACCTCAGATTTTCTGGCCCATGGGAAAAAGAATTTTGGTTTTTGTTTATATAGTCAATTATAGACTGAGCATCATTGCTGCTTATACAATTTTTAAATACTTTTACTTGATCCATAATTAAAATTATATCACAAAATAGCCTTATTAACCATACGGATCAAACCTCGCCTAGTTATCTTAGAAGCATCAAATGTTTCTGTATAGCCTCCCTGTGGCATGTCAGACTTAGCAAGGAAGTGCCCATGCTTTTCCCTTAATGTGTTTAGTACTATGGTTTCTACGGCTCTTGCTTGGTCCCGTTCGGAAAACCACCAATATTTAATTAGAACCCAGCCCTTTTGCCTGTGGCTTGCAAACCTTCTGCCAGACACATCTGAAATGCCTATCTTAATAGCCTTATGCCTTGGGCTGTATAGGATGTATAGTAGGGTCATTACTCTATTATACTTGACGCTATATACTTTAAAACAAAAAATATGCTACAATAGAAAGTACTATGGAAATAAACAAAATTATTAAAAATGTGTTTTCAGAACAACAAATTTCTTATTTAAATGATCTAATAAAGGATAATTACCATAAGATTTGGTTAAATTCTGATCCAGAGCGTGGAAGAGATGATTTGCATATTGGTAACACTATTAGAGATGATATTGCGGCAAATGTTTTAGCACACTTTTCAGAGGAATATTTCCTAGAGCATATTTCTTATTCTGAATATAACAATCACAACATAAATCCTAATTTACCTAAACATAAAGACCCAGGATATTCTTCCGATTCTTTAACTTTTGACTATCACCTAGATTCTACTATAGACTGGCCCCTATGTATAGAAGATGAATGCTACAGTCTAATCAATAATGAGGCTATAATATTTTCACCAATAGATCAGTTGCATTATAGACCAGAAATAATTTTTAAAAATCAAGACTATGTTAGAATAATATTTTTTTATTTAAAAAAGAAATCTTGACAAGTAGGCTGGGAGAGTGTATAATTAAGTTATGAGTATAGACGATATGACATTAAGGGAAGAAATTGCAAGGGCTATTGAGGCTATTCCAATTGAGGACTCTATTACCAATGCCCTAGGTATGCGTATTCTTGCAGCAGAAATAGCAAGGGGACATGAAAATTATATGACTGAGTTTTTTGATAGGCAGGAGGAATACAAATGATTAGTGCATTCTTTTTAATTCCAGCATTTATTGTTGGATATGCAATATGTTATTTTGTTATGACATACAAGGTTGACCAAGATTAAACCAACAGCACATATCTATGATGTAGATGGAACACTAGCCAATGTAGGTCCATACCTTCACTATGTTCGTGGCTCTAATAGGGATTACGATGCCTTTCATGAGGCTTCTATAAATGCCCTGCCAAATATAGAGGTGGTTGAGATGCTTAATAATTCTGTCAGTGATGGCCACTCTATTTTGGTAGTAACGTCTCGTAAAGAAAAATATCGTGGACTAACTTCTATGTGGCTTGCTAAAAACAATATTAGATCTCATGCTTTATTTATGAGAGCAGACGATGACAATAGACCAGACTATGAAGCAAAAAAAGATATGCTTGATAATATAACAAAACTATGGGATGTAACTCATGCTATAGATGATAACCCAAATGTAATAAGGCTATGGGAAGATCACGACATTCCTACAACAAAAATAGGAAATTGGGATGGAAACAAGTCCTGATGAACAGACATCCGTATGGTATGATTATACTATGAGCAAACGAGTTAAAAAAATTTATAAGTGCGTTGAGTGTGATACCATGATTACTATTGTAACAAAGGTTCACGAACTTCCAGAGTCAATCATCTGTCCTTGTGACAGTGTAGCAGAAAGCCAGTGATCTAATGAAAAAATCTAATAATAAAGTCTCTCAGCATAAGATTAAGAGAGCAGAAAAGAATAAAAAAAGAATACAGTCCAAACCATACTTATCAAAATTTGAGCAGCAGCAAAAAAGGATCAGAGAAGAAATTATTCTTGGTGCCTTAAACATACAGTCCTAATAGTTTTAGTTTTTCCATATGAGAAATATGGTACAATAATATTATGATTCATTTAAAGCCACCAGAAAAATGTTACTATTGTGAAAAAGATGCCACACATAACGACATGGGAGAAGAGACTGTCATTAGCGTATGCATAAAACATTTAAGCAATGGTCTTTCTTCTTAAATCAATAGGCAATCATAACCTCTTTTATGGTATGATATATACATGAAACTACACTTAATCACATACCCTGGCTCTGGGGAAGAGTTTTTGGCCTATCACATTCAGCAACGATTAGAACGACCACATGTTCCATTAAAATTTTCTGTAAGTAATGAAATTCCAAATGATGCAGACTATTTAGTTACAGTTGTAAGAAATCCAGGAGAGTCTATTGGCACAAGACTTGCAGTAGAAACAGACCTTTCAATAGAATCTGCCTTACAGGAATACAACGATCTATACACCTACCTATTATCAAATGCCAATATGGTAATAAAGCATGAAGACTTAGACAAGATTGATGATATTATTGTTTCTTTATTTAATGAACTAAACCTAGATACCGAAAATTATAAAAACAAAACAAATAGAATTTTGTCTGAAGACATTCTTCTTCAACCAGAACACCCAATGGAATCAAGAGCCGATGCTTGGACTAGAAGATTTCAGGATCTGACTGGTGTTGATTTTGAAGCAAACCTTAATGATGTTACTGTTCTTTATGATCAACTTTTATCTAAATCGATTGGGTTATAAATAAATGAATATTGGTGACATAGTTATGATTAAAAATCAAGAACAGTATGAAAAAATGGCTGTTAAAATAATTGAGATAAATGGTGACAACTACACTGTCAGAGTTTTAAAAAATGATTTTGAACTTATTGTTAAAATGGAAGATCTTAAAAGAAAAAAAATGTGTACTTGTGGAAGAACAGAGTCTGCACCATTTTGTGACTCATCCCATATGAAGGGGTAGTAGTGACAAGAAAACCTGTTCCTGCATTAAAACTAGATGAATTCAAAAACTTTGAAGTTGATGAGATTGAGGATTCACCCAAAATTAATCAAGAACAACTTAATAGTGCTAAATTGTTTTCTTGTAGAGAAGAATACGCCAAGTCTTTGCCTAAAGGCATTTCCTACCTAGAGATAGGAGTTGCATGGGGCTACTCTGCAGAAATGTTTATAGACTCTTCAGATGCTTCTAGTGCATTACTTTTAGACTTGTATAATCAAGATTTAAAATGTTGGTCTTGGAGAAAATTTGGATCTTGTCAATGCCAGGGATTTAAGCATGAACTTCTATATACTCCAGAAACACACCAACAATATATTATTGATAAATTTAGTTATCATCCTAAAGTTTCTACAATAAAAGGTGATGCCTTGTATCTTTTGCCAACACTAAACAATAAATATGATTTTATATATATTGATATAAGCAATGAAAGAGAGATTACAAGAAAGGTTTTGTCAATGGCATCTAGCCTAACTCCCGTTAATGGTGTAATTGGATTAAATGATTATTTAATTTATGATGGTATTATTGAAGACCAGCCGTATGGAACATTTCAAACAGTAAACGAATTTTTAGAAAAGAATCCTAACTGGTCTGTAGATGCAATTGCTTTACACAATCTTGGGTTTTATGATATATATATAAGGAAAGATAAGTGAATCGCATACATGACTACCTGCCAAATTTTTTTAATGATACACCTATTAAAAATGAGTTAGAGGTCAGTTCAATAGCAGTTGGCTCATTAAAAACAAACCAGTTTTATTTAGGCTGGGAACAGGGTAATTTAGACGAGTTACGAAATAAATTTACTGCTACTGATAATTTAGAAATAGGCTTTAATGAAAAAAAATCTTGTGGTGTAAAAAATAACAAATTTTTTTATAAAAGCCCATACTACAAATACAATTATAGGTTTGATGCCACCTATCATATGCTAGATACTATTCCTGTTGACTGGATAGTTGATTCTTATAAGAACACAAAGGTTTTATACAAATACAATAGTGAGTGGTTTAGATCTGATCATTTTAAAAAAGAACACAAAGGTTTACACATTCTTTTTTCTGGTTGCTCAAACACTGAGGGTGTTGGGGCAAATATAGAAGATACATGGAGTTATATGCTTTATAAAGAATTAAGTAAAACTAATAATATTGATGGATATTACAATATTGCAAAATCTGGTTCTGGCTGGCACACAATTGTTCAAAACTTTATGGTTTATGCTAATAAGTATGGAGCGCCAGACTACTTTTTTATACTACACCCAAACATATTGAGATATTTTGTTTGGAAAGAAGATGGTAGTGGCTGGGAGTATTCTTCAGAGGGTCCAAAAGAGGATGAGTTATCAGTGGAACATAAAAAGCAGTTCCCAACATGGGTAATATCTTTTAATGTATTTTTAAAATATTGTGAGTCAGTTGGTACTAGAGTATTATGGTCTACATGGGATGCAAACGAAACTGACAACATAGAACGAGTTTCAGTTTTTAATGATACATTTTTTAGAATTAATTCTATTACAAATCAAACAATAAAAAACAATAACTACTATGACTTAATGGAAAGAGAAGATGCTGGAAATGCTAGAGATGGAAGTCACGATGGTTACATTCAGCAATATTATTGGTTTGAAATGTTTAAAGAAGAGATTGAAAAAAGAAAAATGATAAAGACGGACTTTTTAAATGAAGTATGACATCGGCAAGATAAAAAATATTAAAGAACTGCTAGGCATAGGTGAGTTTGGTGTACCACCAAATGGTGAATCACTAAACAAAGAAGAATATATTAAAATGCTAAAAGAAACAGATAAAACTTTTGAATATGAAAATAAAGATGGCTATCATATTGTAAAAAAAGTAAGGCATGAGCACATAAATCCTGGCAGAG